CGATGTTTCGCGGCGCGCCGTTTCATGTCGACGCCAATGCCCGGTCGTCGGGCCGCCGCATCGTGCTGCATGAGTTTCCGAAACGCGATGTGCCCTATGCCGAGGACATGGGCCGGAAGGCGCGCACGTTTCCGGTGACCGGCTATGTGATCGGGCCAAGCTATGTCATCCAGCGCGAATTGCTTGAGGCCGCGCTTGAGGCCGAGGGCCCCGGGCTGTTGATCCTGCCGACCTTGCTGCAACGCGATTCTATCTTGTGCCAAGTGCGCGACTACACCGTGCGCGAAACCCGCCAAGCGGGCGGCATGGCCGAGTTCGATATGCAATTTGTCGAGGCAGGCGAAGCGGGTTTCAGCGTCAACATCGACAGCCAAGGCGCGAGCGAAACCGCAGCCGACAACGCGGAAAGCCAAGCCGTCGATACTTCAAATAGCGAGCTAAAGCCGGGTGACGGCCCCGGGGCCAACCCTAGCGGCAGCGTCGAGATCGGCCAGCCCACCATTACCGACGATTCAGGAAACCCGATATGAAAGCCGACGCCCGCGAGGAAGCGGCGCAGCTCGTAGTCGCGACCGTCAAAGACCTGTTGAACACCGTGACCGTCGACGCCGGGCGGGCGGGCTCAATGGTGCGGCTCGCCGCCGGGGATATGATCGCCGATGCCGAGCTGTTGATCGAAAACGCGGCCATTGCCACGCCGCTCGCCAATTTATTCAACTTGGTACGGTTGGCGGGGGCTACGGTCGACCAGTTCGACTTGGTGCGGCGGCACGTCGTCGCCGTCGTCGTCAGCTATAACGCGGCGCTGTCGGTGCAAAACAGCGTGATCCGCTTTTCGCTGGTGCAATGCGCGCGTGTTCTCGCCGCGACCACGATGACCAGCCGCAATGAGGTCGACCGCTATCTCGACCGCATGAACGCTGCGTTTAATCAGGCCGAAACTTTTGCGGCCAACACTCACGACCAAGCGTCCTATCGCTCGATGATCGCGCTGCACGCGGCGGTGACGTTTGACCTGACCACGCGGGCGCGGCCCTTGCCGCAAATCGTGGTCTACGATTTCGGGCTATCCAAGCCCGCGCTATGGATCGCGCAGCGGCTTTATGCCGACGCCGCCCGATGCGGCGAGCTGGTCGACGAGAATGCGCCGGTGCATCCGGCGTTTGTGCAAATGCCCGTTCGCGCGCTGTCGCAATGATCCATGCCAAACCCGCAAGAAATCTGCATCGTTCAAGCTGGCGGCACCAATTATAAATTTTGGAAAGAGGTCGAGGTAACCCGCACCGCCTCCGACATCGTGTCGCGGGCGACGCTGGTGGTGGCCGAGATTGGCGACCTCAACAAGGGCTGGAAATCGATCCGGCTGCCGCCGGGCGCGCCGGTCAAGATCAACCTGGCGGGCGAGCTGGCGTTGACCGGCGCGGTGACGGTGCGACAGGTCAGCTATGATGGCAATTCGCACAACGTGCGGTTTGTCTGCCAATCGAATACCTCGGCGCTTGCTAAAAGCTCGCTGGTGCTGCCGCCGGGGCAATTCAAAAACCAGACGCTAGAAAAGCTGGCCAACGCCGCCACCAAAAAATACGGCATCACGTTTTCGCTGAAGGGGATGCCGGAAGGCGCGCAAAAGGTTTTCGAGCGGGTGTCGATCCATTGGGGTGAAAGCCCGTTTCAGTTCATCTTGCGGCTGGCACAAATGCGCAATATTCACATTTTCGACAATGCGATGGGCAACCTGATCGGCATCAGGGGCGGCGGCCAACAGGTTGCCGATCTGCAAGAGGGCCGCAACATCCTGCAAGCCGAGCTGGTCTGGTCGCAGGATAACGCCGCCGACACCATCAAGGTCGACGGCGACCAGCACGGCACCAACGCGCATTGGGGCGACAAGGCGCGGGCACAATCCGCCGAGGCGAAGAATCCAAATTACAACGCCAAGATTCCGTCGCCGCTGTTGATGGTGATGCCACAACCGGGTGACGTTAAGGATGCGCAGATGTTTGCCAATCATTCGGTCGACCTCAACGCCGCCACCATATTCACCGCCAACATCACGGTGCGCGGCTGGCAGCGTCAGGGCGGTCAGCTCTGGCTTAACGAGGTCGGCAACCTGATCAACCTCTACTCGCCGATGTTGCTGCCACAGGATCGCGCCAAGCTCGGCATTCAGGCGGCGACCTGTCGGCAAAACGACTCGACCGGTACCACAACGACGTTAGAGCTGGTATTGCCGGATCGTCTCGGTGGCCGCGATCAGATCAGCGTCGGCCCGAACGCAACACCCGAGTCCGCACCATCAACGGCGGAACCAGCACAACCGAAAGAGGAACCGTAAATGCGAGTCTCGACGCGCACGCTTGGCGACAATATGAAAAACGCCATCAAGCGCGTCACCGTCGAGAAGAACGACGACGACCCGCTGTTTCGCGAGCATGAGGTGAGTCTCTACACTGACGAAAAGCAAAAAGAGATCGAGCATTTTGAACCGTATGGTTTGACCTCGCGGGTCAAGCAACCGACCGGCCAAGGCAAGCAAAAGAAAAAGGCCGAGGGGCTGATCGTGTTCACCGGCGGGCAACGCTCGCACGGCGTGCTGATCGTCACCGGCGACCGCCGCTATCGCTTGCGCGGGCTGAACGAGGGCGAGGTCGCGCTGTTCGACGATCAGGGTCAGCAAGTGCATTTCACGCGCGATGGTATCGTGACCAGCGCGCCGAAAGGCAAAAAGATTGTTGCGCAGATTATGGACAGTGACAGCGCGCCGAAATCGCAATCGCAAGATGCCAAGGACGACGGCCAAGGCGCACAGGCCGGGGGCAAGGCGTTGGCCAGCCTGACGCTGACCAAAGATGCATGGACCGTGAACCATCCGACCAAGATGCAATTCACCGTCGGCAGTAGCACGTTGTTGATCGAGGCCGACAAGATCACGGTCACGTCGCCGACCATCAGCAATAACGCAAAGACACGGTTTGAAACCATTGGGCCGACGTTCCTCGGCCTTGATGGTGCTAACGGCAGCGGCCCCAAGGTGGTGACCGAGGGCGGCCCGGCAAAACAAACTTTTGCCGAGGTTTGAAATGCCAAACGATGCGGCATTTACCGTCGACATTTCCGCGCAAGGCATCAGCACGGTCAACGGTGGCGACATCAGCTCGGCTCATAATGTTTCAGCGGCGGCCAATGTTTCAGCGGTGGCCAATTCAACCGCCGGGAATGACGTCAATGCCGGGAATGACATCAATGCCGGGAATGACATCAACGCCGGGAGTGACATCACGGCGGGCCGCAACATCATAGCGACCGGGTACATCCAGGCGTCATCCATTCAAGTCCCGCCGACACCGGCAACAAGCTTGATTCTTCCTTGGACTAGTTTTGCTGGTTTGCCGCCGCCGGTTAATGGCGCGGTCGCCTTGATACTGGATGCCAGCATAGACGGTTCTGGTGTGATTACCGGCGGCGGAACCAGCAAGGCAATGGGCGCGGCCTATGGCGGGCAATGGTATGCCGTATGAAAAGGCGGTGAGCCAATGCCCGATCTGAGACTCTATGACATCGTCTCGCCGTTTGCGGTGACGTTTGACCTGTTGCAAAAGCGCGACGGGCTGATCGACGAAACCGAGGCGCTGGCGACCGCCGTGATCGTGGCACTCGGCACCAATCGGCTGGCGCTGCCCGACGACGTGCTGCCGAACATCGACGACAGCGACCGGCGCGGCTGGTGGGCCGACACCGACGCCGAGCTGATCTGGAACGCGTGGCCCATCGGTTGCCGCCTGTGGCTGATCGAGCGCCACAAGATCACCGGCTTTGAAGCCAGCCAAGGCTCGACCATCGCGCGGATCGATTCCTATATCCGTGAGGCGTTGCGCCCGTTCGTCGAGAATCGCATTTGCTCAAGCTTTGATGTCGTGGTGACGCGCACCGAGCTGCAAAAGATCGTGGCGCAGATCACGATATGGCGCGGCCCGTTGCCCGCCATTCAATTGATGTATCAGGCCCTATGGGCCGAAATAGGAATCTGATTTATGCCTTGGACAACGCCGACGCTTAACGAGGTGCGCCAGCAAAACCGCGACTACATCACGGCGCGGCTGCACTCGGCGGCGATGGTGCCGAACAGCGTGTTACGTGTGTTGTCCGACGGCAACGCCGGGCTGGCGTTTTTGGTGCTGCTTTACATCGATTGGCTGGCGCTGCAATTGCTGCCCGACACCGCCGAAACCGAATGGCTCGACCGCCACGCCGACATTTGGTTGCCCGGCAATGGCCGCAAGCCCGCGACGTTCGCCAGCGGCTCGGGCACGGCGACCGGCATCGATGACACCGTGCTGCCACAGGGAACGCAGCTCACCGGCTCGGCGGGCGTGCTGTACGAAACCACCGAACAGATCACGGTCGGCTCGTCGCCGACGCCGGTCGCGATCCGCGCCATCGATCCCGGTAAGCTCGGCAACCTCGACGAGGGATCGAGCATTGCCTTTGTTGGTGCCATCGCGGGCGTCGACGGCACCGTGACCATCGTCGAGATGACCGGCGGCGTCGACATCGAAAGCGACGACGATCTGCGCGAGCGCGTGCTGGAACGCATTCAGCAACCGCCGATGGGCGGCGCGCAATACGATTATGTGGCATGGGCCAAACAGGTGCCCGGCGTGACGCGGGCGTGGGCCTTCCCCGAGCAAGGCCCCGGTACCATGACGGTGCGATTCCTGATGGACGAGCTGCGCGCCGATGATGACGGTTGGCCAACGCCCGACGACATCATTGCGGTTAAGGATTACATCGACCTAAAACGTCCGGTGACGGTGAAGGATTGTTATGTGCAAGCCCCGATCAAACAATTCCTCGAGATGACGAT